CAGAAGCAGTACTGCCTGACGTGCCGGAACTTGGAGACTTAGATGTGTCCGCAGTTAAACGCCAGCAGTATCTGTTATCTTAATAACCAATAATAAACACACTGAGAAATATGACAGTAAAAGCACGTAAGAAACACGACATCATTAAAGCACAAGGCACTGCAAGGTACGCCCACTTAAACGAACCGAACAAAAGGTTTGATGAGTACGGCGTGTGGAGTTGTGATCTTGTTATTGATGATGCGACGAAGCAAGGAATCGTAGATAAGTTAAAGCCGTTGTATGAGGCTGAGTTACGAGACATCATGGAAGCTAATCCCGGCAAAAAGATCGAGCAGAAGGGCTTACCTTTTACTGAGGTAGATGGCGGACATATGTTGAAAGCCAAGCTGAAGGCTGGAGGTAGAAGACGGGACGGTACGGAGTATGAGTTATCTATCGCTCTATTTGATGCCGCTGGTAACCGCTTGCCTGAAGATGTACAAGTATGGGGTGGTTCCAAGGTGAATGTAGCATTTCGTCCGAAGTTCTGGTACGTACCAAGTCAGGGGTTTGGGGTAAGCTTTGAACTGTCTGCTGTACAAGTCATCGAGTTGAACAACGGTGGTGTATCTAGTATCGGAGCAGATGCATTCGGCTTCACTGCGGAAGAAGGATATGTAGCTAATGGTGGTGAAGATTTAAGTGGCGGGTTTGATGCGGAAGAAGAAACAACGGAAACGCTCACAGCGAACTTCTAATTACCGCTCCGGATTTGAAGCTAAACTAGCACACCAACTTCAGCGTGGTGGTGTTAGCTTTCAATACGAGTCGATCAAGTTAGAGTACACAAAGACTGCTACTTATACTCCTGACTTCATACTACCTAACGGCATCATCATAGAAGCTAAAGGTTTGTGGACGGTGGAGGATAGGAAGAAGCATCTACTAATACGAGAGCAACATCCACACCTAGACATAAGACTGGTATTCATGTGTGCATCTAACAAGATTCGTAAGGGAAGCGACACCACCTACGCTCATTGGTGCGACAAGAAAGGAATAAAATATGCAAACCAATCAATACCTAAATCATGGCTTTCACAGCAACCCATCAACCATGCAGTAAGTGCGGAAGTTCAGACGCCCTCTCCACCAACGACGACGGCAGCACCCATTGTTTCAGTTGCGACGATCACCGTGGAGCCGGACGAATGAAGAATGAATCAACCTCCCCAACACCGAGAGATTATATACGAGGAGAACCAGAAGCAATAGCACGACGAAACCTCACTGAAGACACTTGTCGGAAGTGGGGGTACTGGTGCGGTGTTATGAATGGTGAGCCTGTACAAATTGCTAACTATAAAACACGAGACGGCAAGACGTGCGGACAAAAGATTCGTACACCTAACAAGAAGTTCCACATCAAAGGAGAACTCTTAGGATTGTACGGTCAGCACCTGTGGCGAGACGGCGGTCGTCGTGTGGTTGTAGTGGAAGGAGAGATCGACGCTCTTAGTACCAGTCAAGCTATGGATAACAAGTGGCCCGTCGTATCTGTACCGAACGGAGCAGGAGCAGCTAAGAAATATGTAGCTCAAGCAATCGATTGGTTAGATCGTTACGAACAAGTGGTCTTCTGTTTTGATATGGATGATGTCGGACGTAAGGGAGCAGCAGAATGTGCAGCACTCTTAACACCCGGCAAAGCGTACATCGCAGAGATACCACTGAAGGACCCATCTGATATGTTAGTGGCTGGGCGAGCAAAGGAGTTAGTCAGTTGCTTGTTCGATGCTAGAGAGTACAGACCAGACGGAATCGTAAACGGTAAAGAACTGTGGGATGTTATCGCTGATAGAGAACACAGTAAATCTATACCTTATCCGTACGCCGGACTGAACGAGCTGACACTAGGACTGAGACAAGGAGAACTTGTTACCGTGTGTGCAGGTAGTGGTATAGGTAAGTCGTTGTTCTGTAGAGAGATCGCTCACCACATCCTCGGACTGAAAGAGAAGGTAGGATACATAGCTCTTGAAGAATCGGTACGACGCACAGCTCTGGGTATCATGGGCATCCACATCAACAAACCTATACACCTTGAGGAAGACGATACAAGTGAGGAGGTACTGCGACCTGCGTTTGAAGAGACGGTAGGTAACGGAAACTTCTACACCTACGATCACTTCGGCTCGATGGATAGCGACAACTTACTAGGTAAGATAAAGTACTTGGTCAAGGGGTACGATTGTAAGTGGATCTTCTTGGATCACCTATCGATTGTTGTAAGTGGTATCCAAGGAGACGACGAGCGACGATTGATCGACAACACCATGACTAAACTTAGGAGTCTGGTTGAGGAAACAGGGTGTGGTATGGTACTAGTCAGTCACTTGAAGCGTGTCGATAGTGGACACGAAGAAGGAGGACGAGTAAGTCTGCACCACCTAAGAGGTAGCCAAGCAATCGCACAGCTATCGGACATGGTGATCGGTCTGGAACGTAACCAACAATCGGAAACAATAAGCAACGAGACACGAGTCCGAGTACTGAAGAATAGATTCAGCGGACAGACAGGACACTGTGACACACTCTACTATAGTGGAGACACTGGACGGTACACTCCTGATGTGTTCAAACCAACTAATGATAACAACGAAACCAATAACCCATTCTAAGAACTATGACACGAACACTATTCTTTGATATAGAGACCAACGCCATTAACGATTGGGCCACACTCTCTGACCTTCACACCGTCCATTGTCTGTCTATCTACGATCCTATGCTTCCTAAGATGCTGACGTTTCACGGGGAAAGTATCGAGCGTGGATTGTTAGAGCTACAGAAAGCAGAGCGTATCGTCGGACACAACGTCATTGACTTCGATATACCAGCACTCAAGAAGCTGTACGGTTTCTCACCACCACTGATTAAAGTATTAGATACATTAGTAGTTAGTCGATGTGTGTTTCCTGATCTACGGAACGATGACTTCGGACGGAACGGATTCGATAAAGCACTCGTTGGTAGTCACTCGTTAAAAGCGTGGGGACACAGGATGGGTAGCACAACTAAGCTGACGTACGGAGAGGAAGACAACGCATTCGATGAGTACAACGATGAGATGCGTAAGTACTGTGAGCGTGATGTTATCGTAACACAGTTGCTGTACGACTACCTATTCAAACAGAACCCCAGCCGGGAGATGATAGCTATAGAACACTGGTTCAAGTTTGTTATCAGCTTACAAGAGCGACACGGTTTTAAGTTTGATCTGGATAAAGCAGACGTACTGACTGCCAAGCTGATGGGTATCCGAGCGAAGCTGACCACTGACTTACAGAATCAATGGAAACCTACACAGGTAGAGATGAAGAGTCCAGCTGGTTGGTCGCTTGATATAAAGAGGGAAGACGGCATAGAGATTATCAATCGTAAGACAAAGAACGAATTGAAGCAGGAGCTAAAGAGTCGAGGGTTGAAGCAGACTCTAGTCAAAGATGCAGTGAAGACTGGCAACGCAGTGAAAGAGATACCGTTCAATCCGGGTAGTCGTAAGCAAATCGCTGAACGATTGATGGGTCTTGGATATGAACTGCCCACTGAGAACGACGGAGTATCTTATAAGGTAGATGAATCTGTATTGCGTGGTATCGACCACCCTATAGCAGAGGATTTGTTATCGTATCTACTCGTACAGAAAAGACTTGGTCAGTTAGCTGAGGGACAACAAGCGTGGTTGAAATTACAAAAGAACGGAGTGATCCACGGTAGCGTCAACACCAACGGTGCAGTAACAGGTAGATGTACACACAGTAATCCTAATGTAGCACAAGTACCAAGCGTACGAGCTGACTACGGAACGGAGTGTCGTGAGTTATTCAAAGCTAGGAACGGATACAAGTTAGTAGGGTGTGATGCATCTGGACTTGAGCTTCGTATGCTTGCCCACTACATGGCGTTCTACGACAGAGGAGAGTACGCTAAGATCGTGACCGAAGGAGATGTACACACCGTCAATCAACAGGCAGCAGGATTGGAGACAAGGGACCAAGCTAAGACATTCATCTACGCTTTGTTGTACGGAGCAGGTGACGAGAAGATAGGTAACATTGCAGGTGGTAACGCACAGCTTGGACAGAAACTAAAGCGTAAGTTCTTCAGTAGTCTACCAGCACTCGCTCGTTTACAGCAGGATGTACAACGCAAAGTAAAACACGGTGGAGAGTTGATCGGTTTAGACGGACGCATCCTTCCGATACGCAGTAGTCACGCAGCTCTGAATATGTTATTACAATCGGCAGGTGCTGTGTGTATGAAGGTCGCACTTATCCAATTGTTCCACAGGATCAACCAATTACGATGGCAACATGGCAGAGAGTACGCATTCGTAGCTAATATCCACGACGAGTTCCAAGCTGAGGTAATTCCCGACAAAGCACAAGCATTCGGACACTTAGCCGTTGAGTCTATTCAACAAGCTGGGAAAGAACTGAAG